TTGGAGAAAACGCCAAGATGAATTATTAGGTGATCCTAGAATAGCAGCTCAAGAATGTGACTGTGACTTTAGTACATCAGGAGATGTAGTATTCTACTCTGAATGGATTGAATTTATATTACAAACTACCCTTAAAGATCCTTTAGAAAGACGAGGAGCAGACCAAAATTTATGGGTCTGGGAAGCAGCAGATTACAGTAGAGACTATATGGTTGTAGCAGACGTAGCTAGAGGAGATAGTAAAGACTTTTCAGCATTCCACGTAATGGATATAGCTACTAATACCCAAGTTGCAGAATATAGAGGACAAATGCCTCCTAAAGACTTTGGATATTTACTTTGTGCTATTGCCACTGAATATAATCAAGCCCTTTTAATAGTAGAAAACGCCAACATAGGTTGGTCAGCTATAGATTCTATAGTAGAAAGAGGCTACAAAAATATATACTACTCACCTAAAGGAGATATTACTATAGATTCATTCTTTGATCAATACAGTGATACATCAAAAATGACACCTGGGTTTACTATGAGTTTGCGTACTCGTCCTTTAGTTATTAACAAATTTAGAGAATATATTGGTGACAGAAGTGTTACTATCCAATCTAAACGATTACTTGAAGAAATGAAAGTATTTATTTGGAAAAACGGACGAGCAGAAGCTCAATCTGGATATAATGATGACTTAGTAATGAGTTTCGGAATTGGAATGTATCTTAGAGATACTTCTTTAAAATTTAAACAACAAAATTTAGATGCAACTAGAGCAGCACTAAATAATTTCAAATCAAATAACCCACTTTCAGGTGTCTATTCTCCATCAGTAAATGGTGGTAATCCATATAATATGGATGTAAACGGAAATCAAGAAAGTATTAAATGGTTATTATAATATTTATAAACAAAAATGGCAGATGTAAGTGTATTTTCTAGACTCAAACGGCTTTTTTCTACAGATGTAGTAATTAGAAATATCGGTGGAGACCAATTACGAGTTTTAGATACTAATAAAATCCAGACTACTGGGGAGATTGAAACCAATTCATTATATGATAGGTTTACTCGTTTATATACTACAAACTCCTCTCCTTATTATAATCAAAACGCTAACTATCCTACATTACGTCTTAACCTATACCAAGATTATGAAGTAATGGACACAGATGCTATTGTAGCATCAGCACTAGACGTTGTAGCAGATGAAAGTACTTTAAAAAATGATATGGGGGAAGTACTCCAAATTAAAAGTAGTGATGAGGATATACAAAGAATTTTATATAATTTATTCTATGATGTATTAAACATAGAATTTAATCTATGGTCTTGGACTCGCCAAATGTGTAAGTATGGTGATTTCTTTTTAAAACTAGAAATTGCAGAAAAATTTGGAGTATTTAATGTTATCCCATTCTCGGCATACAATGTAGTTCGAGAAGAAGGATATGATAAAGTTAACCCAAGCTCTATTCGCTTTAGATATGATCCTACAGGTAATTTAGGAGCTAGTGGTTATTTTACTCAAACTACACTAAATCGCTCCGATAACCCATCAGCATATTATTTTGATAATTATGAAATGGCTCACTTTAGATTAATAGCTGATTCTAATTATTTACCATATGGAAGATCATTTTTAGAACCTTCTCGTAAATCATATAAACAAATGGTTCTTATGGAAGATGCTATGTTAATCCATCGTATAGTAAGAGCCCCAGAAAGACGAGTATTTTATATTAATGTAGGTTCAATTCCACCAAATGAAATTGAGCAATTTATGGAAAGAACAGTTTCTAAAATGAAACGAACACCATATGTAGATCCCCAAACTGGTGAATATGATCTTAAATATAACATGCAAAACATGTTAGAAGATTATTTTATTCCTGTAAGAGGTGGTGATGCTACTACTAAAATAGATACTACAAAAGGATTAGATTATGACGGTATAACAGACGTTGTTTATTTAAGAGATAAAATGATGTCTGCTTTAAAAGTACCTAAAGCATTTATGGGATACGACGCTCAGCTGCAAGGTAAAGCTACATTAGCCGCAGAAGATATTCGTTTTGCTCGTACTATTGATCGCATTCAAAGAATTATATTATCTGAATTATATAAAATAGCATTAGTTCACTTATATACTCAAGGATATACTGGAGAAAGTTTATCTAATTTTGAATTAGGTTTAACAAATCCTTCAATCATATTTGAACAAGAAAAAGTAGCATTACTAAAAGAAAAAGTTGAATTAGCTAAAAATATTCTTGACGCTAAACTCCTCCCATCAGATTGGGTTTACGATCATATATTTAACTTTAGTGAAGATACATTTGATGACTATAGAGATTTATTAATCCAAGACCAAAAATATAAGTTTAGATTAAGTCAAATAGAAACAGAAGGTAACGACCCACTAGAATCTGGAAAATCTTACGGTACACCTCACGACTTAGCATCTCTATATGGTAAAGGAAGATACGCTTCATTATCAGCAGACGTACCAACCGGATACGAATCAGACCTTCCAGGCCGCCCACAAGAAAAAGCATCATTTATAGATACTCAAGAAGATCCTTTAGGAAAAGATAGATTAGGTAAAAAAGAAAACGGTGATATGGGACCTGAAGATAATAGATTTAGAAATAGAAAAAAAGGTTCAAATACTTTTAATGAAGAAGCTAAAATTACTTTATTAAAAAATAAACTTATCTTTGAAACTATGGATAAAAAAATAAACATCTTTAATAAAGATAACGAAGAAGGTTTTCTAAATGAAAACTTATTAAAGGATTAAGAAAATATACATATTTATAAAAAAATATATTGATGCAACTTAAACATTCAAAATTTAAGAATACAGGAATTCTTTTTGAATTATTAGTTAGAAGAGTAACAGCTGATACCCTTGAAGGTAAAGAATCTAAGGCTTTAGGGTTACTGAAAAAATACTTCACTAATACTGAACTTGGAAAAGAATATAAACTATTTGAAGCTGTATTTAAAAACTCTAGCATTAGTGAATTAAAGGCTACTTTAATATTAACTACAACCCTAGATGCATCAAAAAGGCTTAATAAAACTTCTTTAAGAAAAGAAAAATACAATTTAATTAAAGAAATTAAAGAAAATTATAATTTAGAAGATTTTTTTAAAATTAGAATATCGCACTATAAAGCATTAGCTTCTTTTGCTACATTATTAGAAACAACTAATGGAGTTGATAATATAAGCCCTAATATCATAATTGAAAACAAACTTACATTATTAGATTTTATAACTAAAGGGATTATTAATAAAGGTGTAGCTAAAGATGAACTTTTAGAAGAATTTAAATCATACGATAAAGATACTCGTATTTTAACTTATCGTGTTTTATTAGAAAAATTTAATTCTAAGTATGATAATTTAAATTCATTCCAAAAATCAATATTAAAAGAATATATCAATTCTGTAGATTCTACCCCTAAATTAAAAGATTTTTATAACAATAAGATCCAGGAAATAAAATCTACATTAAATATACTTAATAAGAAAGTTACTGATAAAGTAGTTCAAATTAAATTAAATGAAGTTTCTAAACTTTTAATTGAATTGGATAAAAACCAAAAAATAAAAGATAACCATTTAATTGATCTTCTTCAATACGCTGAATTAGTAGAAGAACTAACTAAAATAGTTAAATGAAAAAAAATCAGTTAAAAGAAATCATAAAAACTAAACTCCTAGAAATGGGAGTAACAGGGGGTACAGCTGCTGGTACAGCCGGTTCTGGTCCTCAATTTGCTACTCCATATTTTGTTTCTAAAAAGAAAATTAAAGGAGTAAAAGATACAATGTATGCTTCTTTAGGTTTTAAGGATGCTGATCCTGATACATTAGCTAAAAAACAAAAAGGAGTAGATTATGTACATTTGTGGAAAAAATCTAAACTAAATGAAGAAAATTTTGACGCAAATGGTTTTGTTGATAACCTAGATACAGATGATCCTGAGGTTAAACAACGTATTTCTAAGCAAATGAGTGAGTTTGAGGATATTGAACTTAAACTTAATATTCTTATCCCACTATTGCAACGAGCAAAACAAACCACCGTTAACTCATACAAGAAAAACCCACTTATAAGACCAGTATACGGAAGTACTGAATTAGCAGTAGATTATTTAAATGATTTAATTAAACTATTTAAAAACCAACAATAAATGACACTTCAAGATCAATACACTTTAATTAAAGAAGGTAAAGGTAATAAAGAAATATTCCTAAAACAAGTTAAATCATTGTTTCCTCAATACGTTACTAATGCTTCTACATTTCAAGAAACTACTTCTATTTTAAAACAAAGAGGTATTATTTCTGAAGCTGCAGGTGGTATAGTTACTACTGGTACTACCCCAGATTGGGTTTCTATTTTTAAAGAAAATATAGCTGAAGCTGCTAACGAAGCTAAAGCAATAGAAAATAAAACTACTAAGTATGTAACAGATGCTGAAATTCGTAATTATGATTATAAGGACGAGAAAAATATAAACAATGCTTCTTTCAACCAATATCTTTTAGGCTTATCTATTGAAATTGATAATCCTAAAAATGCTGATAAAAATGTTGATGAATTAAAAGCTATAGTTACTAAAAATTTAACTAAAGATAACAACTACTACCTTAAAAATGGCCAATTCGGGATTGAGGGTTTAGGATACACTGATGAATCCCCAGGTTATAGCAAACCAAAAGAAGCAAAAGGTAAATATAAAGCATCGGGGTATGGTAATCTAAAAGAATCAATGTCTGGGCGTTCCCCACAAATTGGTGATAACGTTTATGAATACCAATTTAATACCTGGAAAGAAAAACTTTATAGTATCATTATGAATGATGCTGGTTTAGATAGAGATGAAATATCCATGGATGAACTTGAACTACAAAAATATTTCAATACTAACATGTCCCCAGAACAAGTCTATAATAATGTATGGCTTAAGGATGCTGGAAACTTTAGAAACACAGGATTATTTGAAGAATCTGATGAAGAAGATGAAGGTGTTTATGAGTCTAAATTACGTCAAATACTTTCTAAACTAATTAAAGAAGCTATTGATCTTAAAAATATTGAAGATACTGGTAAAGTAGCAGCAGACCACGCTAAATCTAAATTAATTGATAGAGAAATTATAAAGCGTAAAAAGAAATTAAAAGCTTTAACTACTCTAAAAGAATTAGAAGAAGATTCTGTTAATCCTAAAAAGATTAAAGAATTAAATGATGATATTAAGAAATTAGAAAAATTAAAATCTAAACTTGGTGAATCTAAAAAATCTTCTGAGCCTAAAGATACACAAGTATTAGATGAAGAATCACTTGAAGAAGCAACTGTAGCTGCAAACCCAGCAACAAGCACTAAACTATCAGCTGCTTATAAGAAAAAACAAGCGGCTTTAGTTAAACTTGCTGCTGCTGAAACTGAAGTTGGAAAAGCAGATTCTGAAATTCAAAATATCGAAAAAACATAATAGTAGAAAAAATTAAATTATACTATGAAACAAGTACTTATAGAAACTTCTACTTTTAGTTTTAAGCCTGTTAAGTTAACAGAAGAAAAACAGTCTGAAGGAAAAAATCTTTTAGTAGAAGGGATATTAGCTACTGCTGAAGTTAAAAATGGTAATGGTCGATATTATAAAAAAGAACTTTGGGAAAGAGAAATTAACAATTATCAAAAATGCGTTAAAGATAATCGTGCCCTAGGTGAACTTGATCACCCTGATTCTTCTATTATCAATTTAAAAAATGTATCCCATAATAT